GTGCCCGAGCACGTTCATGCCATTCCATCAATTCATCCAGTTCATAGTCATCACAGACGTCGGGTGTCCAACCGAACACCACGGCTAAATCTGCAATAATTTCATCGACACTTATTGGAAGTCTTCGTCCTCGGCCTTCACAAAAAAACCGATCACTTCCTTTGACAATTTGGTGAGATCCGAAGGTGCCAGTTCGTAAACGTCATTTTCAGTCATGGTCGGTGTGGTAATACGTGGAGCCAGTTTTGCCAAAGTATCGACGTCCAGTTGCAACACGTTTACCAATGTGAGTCCACGAAGGGCACGGGTTTTAGGTTTACGGATCACGATTTCGGTAATGGTCTGTTCACCGCGTTTAAAGCCTTCATCAAAAGTGATGGTGCGGAGATTTGGATCTTGAATAGCGTCTTGGTTTTGTTGCTGTGCTTCAGGGGTCATGTCATATGCTCATTAGAAATATTAGGGAGAGGGAATGCCTGGTCTTATAGACCAAGCAATTCTTTAATGTTTTTGGCTACATCCGTTTCACCGAAACGTTCCGTGCCATTAATGAAATCCAGTTCGACTTCGACCACACCATCCACTTCCATGCGGTAATAGGTATAGTTGTAAGACATTTTGATTTCTGTCTTTTCGCCATTTTTAGAATCACCAGGGTCAAGTTCAATCGCTTGTCCACGGGTATAAATTTCTACAATTTGCGATGTGCAATTGTCCTGACGTTCATACATTCCAACAAAACGGACAGGCAGATCCGATGTGCCACAGACACCTAACTGGCGGTACTGTTTCACATCAAAGCCTGCATAAACCACTTCACCTTCAAGCTTTTCATAGCCCATTACCAGTGACACATCACCAATCATGCCCGCGCCACGAAAGTCCTCGGTTTTCTTGGTGATTTTGGGAATGGTGACGCTTTCTGCGACACCTGCCCATGAATGTGTATCTACGAACACATTAAAATTTTTCAAAGTACGTGGAAGCATTGCATCCAGCTCCTATACGTTATGCCGCGTTATTGATGAGTTGATCAAAGTTGACCAAATAACGGTCGGTAATACGTTGATTGAGACCTAAGTTTTCCAGTGTTGGTACTGGCGTGTAGTCATAATCGATCCACATCAAACCTTGCGATAAGTTTTCAATAGTATTTTCAGCAGGGTCATACCAAACAGAAGCCCCAAGCAGGCGCTTGGCATTGACATGCTCGGTCAATTTGGCATTGATCGAATCAATAATGTCTTTGGCCAAGAAGGGCGTAAGGGGTTGGTCGACAAATGGGAAACAGCCATTGATGATGGTGTCTAACAAGAACTGTGCAGTTCGGGTCGCCACTTCAAAAGAAAAGCGTGGATCGTCTGAGCAATTACGATTACCCCAAAAACGAGCACCATCATGCAAAATCATGGTGGTGATATCCTTGCTGTTGAGATAGCCAGCATCGGTATCAGGATCTTCAAGATCCCATGTAATTGGCTGACTAATACCAGTTGGACCGACGACAGCAATATTTGAAAGCGATTTATGCCAACCAACTTTTTTGTCAGTTTCTGCACGTAGTGCTGCAGCAACAACGGCAGCGGTTAAAATGCCTGGTCCGTATAGATCTGCTACTTGAGTTATCATAAAAGTACTATCCTATTCAGTCATCAATAACAACAGCAGATAAGTCAACTACTTGGGCGGGCATTGCTGGAATATTTAAACTTGTTTCATTACCAAAAACGCGAAGTGAGCCATTTATTGTAATAATTCGATAAGTCACTTGAGTGTCTTCATTAAATACAATATAGGGATCTAGGGCAGAGTAAGAGCTAGGGCTTTCTGGTAAGGATTCAATGTTAAGACTAATTTCCTCCCATTCACCCTCATTAATTTTTTTCTCAACTATTTGAGAAAATGAACCATTTGAAGTATTTGACCAAGTTAATTTAGCTTGTGACATTTCATCATTCCTTACATTTAAATTATTAACAGCAATAGTTTTCTGAGGTATAGCGACGAATTTACCTTTGGGATAGGGCATAGTTTTGTAAATTAAATAAGCAAGTAATTCTCCTTGCTCATCATTTGATGGATTATTGACTTCAGTCATAGTAGTCACTTGAAATCTTTTCTTTAGATGACCTCCACTATTTTGATAGTCATGTTCAATTTGATGCATAGTCCCGCCAGAATATGTTTCAAATTCGATTTGCAGCTCCCCACTAACTAACTCACCAAACCAAAATGCTCGGCAGTCAATCCGAAATTCTGATTGTTGAGGGTAATCATGTACCAACCTAGTCATATCGATGAGGATGCTTTCGGTCCCTACCTGAGTGTTATCACCTGTCCAACTCATGTATGAACTATCAGAACTTTCTCTAGCCCAACCAATATCAATATTTCTTGGTGGTGTGCTAATACTGGTTCGTGTATCTAAATCTCTACCGCCTTCAAGGCTCCATGTATATCGAAGTACTGCATAATCAAAATCGCCTAATTCAAACTCTCCTCGTTGTTTTGCTTTCCCAAAAAAACATTACCTCCAGTAAATTCTGGCCAGATAATTTCGACTTCTCTGAATGCAAGTTTTTGTCGAAAATTGACAACTTCCTCAGCAATCGAAAGTATTTCACCACTATCATTTCGCGGAGTTATATAGGAATAGGCACGTAACTTCTTACAAATTGCTCCAAGTGCGTTTACAACATCGATAGTTTCAGTGTCAGATACACAAATAATTTTAGGGGTGATACCTAGTTTTGATTTGACAGTGAGTAGTGCTTGTAAGCCAGTACGCTGCCCATTATCTGCTGTAGTACCAATCACGAGTGATGGATCAAATTCACCCTCTGCATATGGATCGTCAATACGAATGACGACCAGTGTTGGAGAGGTAATTGCGCTAATGATTTCTAGGTTTTTACGTAAATTTCCCGTTGCACCGGCTTTAGGTAAAACACGATTAATTGAGGTAACCAGTACGGGGGTATTCAGCGGAAATGCATCTTCATCTGCATCATCTGCATAGGCAATCATTGCCATAATATTGGTATCAGAATTGCGAATTGGAATTTTTCCAGCAGCGGATTCTCGCGCTGTAATACCGTGGTGAAACTCTGTCATGATGACTCCATAAAAGTTGAATTACTTTTGAAATCATCATGAATTGAAGGGCGAAATTTTTCTATGAAGGCAATCCTGAATAAGCTTTAATCAGGATTTTATAAATTTAGGTTTAACTGATGCGTAACCAAGCATCTACAATAATGGAGGGCTGAATAATGTTATGGGGCTGACCACCACCAGCATCCCCAGTTCGTTTTGATGAGGCATCATTAGTAGGGGCATTAATATGGCGATTTTCATTATGTAGTCCCGGCTTTAGAGGCCCCCCATATTCAAGCACCTCATGATCATGAAGTGGCATTTCATCAATGGTTAATAGGTGCTTAGCCTCACCACCAGTATTGCCGAGTACGGACATCCACTCAGGGACATTTTCATTATCTGCTGTCGATCTTAAGACCAGGGCATGACCATCACCAAACTTTTGCCATACTCCAAATCCTTTATGTTCATGTACTGCATCTGAATCCGCAAAAAGCGTAGTGGTGATAAATAAATCACCAATCTTAATGTCCTCTTTACGGTTGATGACATTCATCATTTCATTCAGTTTTTGCTGTACCCATGCTTGGGTTGCTGTATTGGTATTTGGATCAATATTTAAATTAATTTGATTCGCGGCCACGCCTTTAATATCAATGGATATGGTCAGTTCTCCACCTGCACCATCTTCAAAAAGAGACTTATAGCCACCGTGATAATTGCCAATATAAACCAACTGGCCAGTTTCATCCGTAAGGCCAATTTCATGAATATTAAAGCCACCAATGTTTGCACCCACGGTTGCTTGAATACGAACAACATCATCGATCACTTCTAGGTGCTGGATTAAAACACTGGCTTTTTGATTGACCAAGTGCGTACGGTCAATTGCAGTCAATGGGTCATAAGGGACACCATTGGCATCGCCAATCACTAGGTTTTTTAAATTTAGCGGTGCAGACTCATGCGCTTGGGCAATGAGATCCGAGCCATAAGTGGTCAAGGTCAAATAATATTTAGAGGGCATACGTTTTCCTAGATTGCTTCCATATAAACTGTTTCACCCGTGACACATGCACCACCCAGCCATAAGTAGCCTTCGGATTGAACATGGGCAGAAATGGAATAGTTATCCCGCGCAGATTTGGTTGCTTCAATTGCAGTTTGAACTTGTAAAAGTTGATCAATACTGAGTAGGTGGAGTGGGTCGATAATCACCACGAATGAAAAGGGTTGGTGCTTGGGGGTAAATTCGTACCATGCCTTGATTTGGAAAAACGTGACTACGGTACTGAGCAGGCTTTTAATTGACGATCGTGTTCCGCGCTGCGCATTAAAGGATTGGCTTTGTTGGATCGCATTTCGCTTTTCTTGCTCACTCCATTCAGGTAACCAATATTCGACCCGGTGTTGCCATGCAAGCCACGGTAAATGAGCAACAGGACAACGATCAATACGATGTAAATCGACAAAAGGCACCGAAAGGTTGGAAATCTTTTCACCAAGCTGCTCTATGTTTTTTTCAAGTTTG